TTTGGCCAGTCTGGAATGGCTTGTTCTATGGTTAATTCTGGCCTTCCCCTTCCCCTATTCTCTGGACCATTCGATTCCTCCCAGGCCATCCACTCCTCTGCGTGTTTGAGCCAGACGTGGGTTGCGTACTTACTTTCATGCACATCAGTATCACCTTGTGGCCAAGGTATAGCAGCCCTGCCACCTCGCTTCGGGAACGACAGCTTAAAATGCCCTTCCTTGACCGCCTGAAGGTATACCACGGCTCTTGCCCAGTTGGTAAGCTCACTTGACCCTATCCCAGCGTATGCCAAGTCGTACAGCACTTGCGAATGCTGCCCCTCCTTGGGTGGCTTGGGGGTGTGATGCATTACCATCCATGTCACACCAGTCGCCACACTTATCGGGTTTAGACAGTGTCGAAGGAACATCGTCATGTTCTCTTGGGCTAGGGCATCTCCACCCATGAATGATAGAAGCGGGTCAATCCAGCATAAGTCAGGTCTATGCACTCCAATCAGTGCGGCTGCCATCTTTGCGAAGTCTGGTCCGGTCTTTGTCGAGTCCCTGACAATAATCACGTTGGCCAGCATCATCGCAGACTGTTCCTCGGATAATGTAAGCTTGGCTTTTAGGTGTCGCAGTACGCCTTGAGCCATCTCAGCAACGTCACCAAGATCATTCTCGGCTTGAATGAGTAGGCTACGCATAGGCTTCTTGGGGGTTATTCCAAGGAACGGCAAACCAATCGCCCAAGTCATCATAGCTTGAAGACATAGAGTTGACTTACCCAATCCAGACCCGCCGACCCAAACGCAACTACCGCCCTTGCACAGCCATCGATTACCGAGAAGGCAATCGTTGTCATCCTCCGCCCTGAATCCAAGGATGTCCGGCCAAGGTGTTTGTTGCGGCAGATTCATAGCCTCCATGTGTGCCTTCCACTCGCTCCAACTACTGCGACCAGTGTTTGTGGCGAGCAAGGATTGATAGGAGTTTGCCAGCTTTCTTGGCGCACCTGGTAATCTTGATAGCCTTGATGCATCCTTGTTCTTTGGATCTATGTCGAACTGAGCCATCTTGGAATACAGATACGCGACTCGTTCCTGATGCTCCTTGATGTCCTTGGCATCTACCTTGACCCAAGCATGGACTGACCTCGATCCAGAATGGATGACAACCGAACAAGGCAACTCAAGCGCGTTAATGATTGACCACTGCTCATCCATCGTTCCGCTATCAAACTCAATTAGGGCATGGCGAAAGTTTGTAACGTCATCGGACTTCCTTGAATCCCCGCAAGGATTGATGCAGACATACGCACCAACATACGAGTCAGGAAGCTCCACTCCAGAATGGAATTGCTCCAGCCATTCCTCGCGTGTCTTTATTGTTCCCTTGCCAGACGGCCTTTCTGAATCGTCCTGATGAATAGCACCGACAATGCAGACCCGATCACCCTCATTGAATGCGGTCAGCAGAAACCTCCTGACATCATCGGCGTGATGACTTGGGGTTGGGCAAGGAGCAATGTCTATCTTCATTGGCTCATTGGCTTTGAATGGACTAAAGCTCAACGGTTGCCTTGCCGACCTTCTGTATGCCGACTTTACCGCTGCCTCTATTTCCCTCTCTCGCAATCCAGACGCGAGTGCCGATGGGTACAGCTTGTCAATTGCCGACAACTCATCGAGTCCGGCATCCCTCAATTGCTGTGCGGCTAGGAATAGTTCCTCGTTGCGTTGTCCCTCATGCGCTCCGTTTGTTATGAATTGCTGTGTTCGTGTTGGTAATTTCATCTTTCCTTTCCCTGTGGCATTTGAAGCACGCAGTAGTTAAGTTTTTTAAATCCATCGCTCCCCCATCTGCAACAGCAACCTTGTGGTGAATTTCCAAATTATCATCTACGCCACAAATCGTGCATTTGTTATTACATCTGGCAAGGACTTTTCTTCTTGTGCTTGTCCAAGTTGATATGGGTTCGTGCCAATCCTCAATCTTGCTCCAAGAGTTTTTCTTTCTGGAATGCAGCCATCGCATAAAAACATTATGCGTTTCAGTTACCCTAATATATCCCTTTCTGTACATCGATAGGAACATATCGGCGCAATCAATTGCTCCGCTTATATAGGCGCGATCAATATCGTCGCTTATGAATTGTGGGGGTTTTATTGACGCAAGCTCTGAATAGCTTTGCGGTCTGCTAGTCGATGGATCAACACTTCTGAACCACCGAATGATTTCTTCATCTGTCATTTGCTACCAACCTTTCTGTTTGTTTCTATATCACTACTATTTCTGTTTGCAAGTCATGTCCCTTTGTTTCAGATGTGGTTAGTAGCACACAGCCGCAGGATCTCCCTGCGTACCATTCGGGACATTAAGTTCATATAAAATTCAAACTGGCTCTGATTCAAGAGGAGAACACACTGAGGAAACGTCCCGCCGCAGGATCTCCCTGCGTACCACAACGCCAGTTAGTTATTTGCTTTCGTTGAATTTCTTTAGTTGTTCCTCAAGCATCGCAATGATGTCCCACATCTGCATTTGCTGACGCTCTCCGTTTAGCTTGCAAACCGAATCCATCTTAATATCACCAGTAACCTCAACTGTGTTTGATTCTCGACAAGTTGGACATAGTTCTGCTGGCTTCTTCGCTGCCTCCAATACCTTGTCAACCTTCTCCACCGATTGCCAGGGCAAGGTGGTGTGTCCGCACCTATAACATCTGTGCAGGTCTAGGTCTTTGATGGTTGTCCCGCCTATGTGGTAGTCCTCGACTACATCAACATATTTCCCCTTGCGACACTCAACGCATAAACCTTCTGGCGGAAGCATTCCGTGATCTAGAGCAAACTCTTCCCCGCACTTCATCATTAAGTTCGACATATCGGCAGGGCCATCCTCTAGCCACCAGTCGTCTGTTGTGACGCAGATGGTGTAGGTTTCCTCGCCGTAATAAAACTTATGCTTTGTTGCTTCCTTGTCACTCATTTGTTATTCTCCACCGCCTTCTTCGCTGCATCCACAATCATCTCTGGAGTGATGTTGCGAAGTGCGTTGCACCATAGTTGCGTCTTGGGCGTACGGTTGGTTGCATCCTTACACTTGGCTTGAGGCAACCCACCCTGCGGTCTGCAAGGTGCGTGTGGGCATACTTCCGGTGCGAACAGAGGATATGACTTTGGATAATACTTAACCCGATCATCTGGATCATAACTACCCCAAAGGGATATACAGGCTGTGTTCAGTCCGGCGGCCATGTGGTTGACTGATGAGTCTGGAGCAACAACAAAGTCAGCACCCTGCACGACTGGGAATAGACTGCGGATGTTTGCGGTTGCGTTGAACAAGTCGATCACATTGGGATGATCAATCTTGAAATCAAGACTGCGATCCAGCCCGACGATGACAGCATGATAATCCTTAAACTCCTCAAGCAACGCTTCCACTGCCTTCTTACCTAGTTGCGGCGGGTAGGTTCTTGTTGGTCCCGAACTGCTGACGTGATAAACAAAATACTTATCTGGCAACGGCCACCTACCCATCTTAATCAGCTCATCATGGTCAGGCTGGACAACGTACAGGTGCGGTCGTTTATACTTCTCATCTACCCGCTTGACATCGCCAACCCTGCCGGAGATGTCGGCAAGTATACCTTCCGCACCCATCCATAGGTAGATGCGGTCGTAGTGATTGCCTGGACCTGTTCCTAGTTCTGTTCCTCCAACTTTGCCAGAGAATAGATCGTCGAGGGGAACATGAGCCTCGTAGGAATCCCACGCCTCGGCTGTGGGTGGCAGCGGTAGAATCCTTGCACCTAGTCCGGCGTAGATCGGCATATTGCGAGCAGGACAGTAAATGTCCACGCCCCCACCCGAAGTCTCGACTAGGTAGCGGATGATTCCAGTAGCCATACAAGCGTCACCAATTGCACCAGCACGATACACAGCAGTCGTTCCACCCTCTGCTCGCCCAGGATAGTACGGCTTGATTCGGTGCGGAACTGGTACGGCTTCATTGAATGGAGCGTTGACCAGCTCGTCTGGAAGGATGTAGCTACAACGTGGCCACAGCTTGTTATCGTCCACAATGTGGACTCCGTTTGTGTTGTTATTCCATAGTTTCATTGTGTTGCCTTTCTATTTAGCTTTCTCTACTGCGTCAATC